TTATCCACGAACTTCTCGTTGGATATCTTATCTTCTTTGAATTTTAGTTCTGCTAATTCCTTGTTAGCATCAACTAATGTCTTAATAAGATTAGCTGCGACTTCATATGCACGGGGATGTTCAGATGCCTTTGCGACATCCAATAGATCTTCCAGAGAAGATGAGCCTCTATAAATTAGGTCTTTGATGTTTCTTCTAGCATGAATAACATCATCACTATCAGCTTGAATAGCAGCTTCAATACCAGTCTTTATACTGTTAATCGGCTGGAGGTTTAGCGCCTTACCGATAGGATCTTTTTCATTTTCTTCACTCATTACGGTTCCGAAATACTAATATTAATACCAAAATCGTCTGTTGATTTAATTAGATCAAGATCTATGGACTGACTTACATTTGATGTTGGCGTTCCATTTGCAGTAAGAGCAGGTCTAACTGTTATTACTTCATTTGGTGTATCGGCAGATGAAACTGCCGATACTTCGCCTACAGCATTTGAGTTACCACATAGAACATTATTCGCAGTATTAAATGTGCCGTTTACGTTTGCAATGTATAAGAATGTTGAATTAGCTTGTTTAACAATACCAGACGCTGTTTGTGTTCTGCCATTTGATTGATATACAAAATCACCAGGTTTAAAATTTGTAATAAAGCTTGTTATGGATAAGTTTGCTGTTCTTGTATTTGAATTATTGTATAGATTAGCAATTGAGCGTCTAATAACATCTGATCTACCTGTAGGACCAAATAGGTATGCTTTCATTATGAATGACAATGTATGAATAATATATCTACGATCTAAATTTTCAAACGATCCTTCATATTTATCTACCATGTTGATATCATTAAGAACAACAGGAATATCTACTTTAAGATCCATACTTGGAACTAAACTTAGAGTAGAAGTCCATTCTGGAGTAAAATATGGTAGAATCTGCTCGAATATCTTAAATCCATCTTCTGCATTTTTAGTATAGATGGATAGATTAAACTTAATATTGACTGGTACTGGATTGTAGATTGTCTCAAGCTTACCTGTATAGTTAGTAGATTGCTTGGAAATTTTACCAGTAGAAATTAACTTACGTGATGGATCGTAATCAAAATCAACAATTTCGAAAGACATTCTGGGTAGAGTCATGGCTACACTCTTGTTAAGTGTAGGGTCTTGTTCTAATCTTGCAATAAATTTCTGCTTGGGCCCATAAGCAATAGGCACTACAAAATCCTGTATAATATTATTACTGGAATCTGTACGCTCAATAGAAATATCGTTAAATAATGTGCCAAAGTAAGTGACGTATTTTCTAATTAAAGCGTGATAATAATATCCTGTAATCATTAGACTCTCTCACTAAATGGATTTTTATCAGAAAAGTCAATGATACTGTCTGATTCCAACTGGAATTGTGAATTCTGAGCACCAGGGTCTTGATCTTCGATATCAATGCGCTCTAGTATAAGCATATCAGCAGCTTCGGTATAGAGCAGAGCACCTTCCTCAGTTACTAATTCATATACACCTACATCATCAAGAGTAAATCTATCTTCTATGCTATCAATTTGTTGAATACCAGTATCGATTCTTTCTGAGCTGTACTCAAACTTCTCACACTTTAGTTCATAAACATATCGATTAGATAATTCATAGAAAGGTAGATCGTGATCTACAAACTTAATCTCGTAAAGCCCGTCATTAATGGGCAAGTAAATTAAATCACCCTCTAGAGGCCTATTTACTCTGTCTTCGTAATCGCCAATCTCATCCTCATACCGTCTCTTGGCCATTACAAATGTGATTTGCTCTCTAATCTCTACACCAAACTTGGTAAGAATATCTTTCTCACCAGCAAAGCCCTGCACGTTCTTGGGATACATCTCAACAAAATACCCACGTTTAAATATAGACAACACATCTTCTTTAAAAATCTGATCTTTATTAAAGAGTGTTCTGGGTAGATAGTAAGTATCAATGCCGTTTATCTTGATAGATTCTATTGTTAGATCTTCAAGTAAACGCTGCTCTGATACTGCTGCTTTATTGAAAGTAAAATGAGGTCGCCATTAGACCATACCTCCTTGCCTCATACGTCTCTTTTCCCATCCACGTTTTACATTTTCAGAGTGGATGGTTGTATTATAGTATCCCATTTCTTTTCTTTTTCTTGCTGATTCTTTACCGGCAGTACTGGCAACTTGGCTTAAATCTGATCTTTTTCTTTTTATTTCACTAATTTTTTTTCTTGTTTCAGTAGTATGTTTTTTACCAAATCGAGCAGCAATTACTGCGGCTTGATGTACGGGGGTATTTTTAGATCCTCGGCGACCTGCATTAAGAGCAGCTTTATGCTCGTCGCTCAGCTTTCTTTTTTTGGCTGCTTCTGATAGTTTTTTTCTATGCTCTGCAGAAAACGAACCCCGATATGCTCCCGTAAAATAACCATTAGATAAATTAAGCCAGTTTTCGCTCTGAGCCGCCTTTATTCTAGAAAGAAATTTTGTCTCCCACTTAATAGCATCACTAGCTGTTGTAAAAACCTTACGTACCTTTATAATGTCTGGCTCTCCGTATTTTTTTCTATAATCTGTAACTATATCTGAAGATGAAAAATACACAGTCCAAAGATCACTAGGGGTACTATTATCAGCGTAACGTACACCATAATAGTATTTATTTAAATTTTTCCAACCAATTAAATATGTGAAAGGCATGAGTACGTATTCTAGCCAATCATGTACTCAGGAGGTACTGAGTAGGAAGTAAGCATCTCTGCTTCTAGTTGCTGAATTTCTGAATTAGCTTCGTTGTAAATCTTCTCACCATTAAAGGTGATTCCGCCCATCAACTGAATACCAGAATACTTAGTAAGATTTACGCCCCACTGTCTTTTAATCAAAGCAGTAGTGTATCGTAGTAACCATCTATCTTTCCAAACATCAGTATAAGTATCTGGGTTGATAATTTCGTATGCTTCAACTAAGAAGTACTTGTTAATATCAATTCTATCCCAGTCCATATCAACATACAATCTATTTCTAGTACGTGTATATCTAATAGGCTGCTGACCTACTAATAGTTGTTCTAGGAATTGAATATGCTGCATGTTCATATAGTACGGTACCATGGACTGTCTATAGAACTGATAAAGATCGTTGAGAGCGATCTGATAGCGAATATCGAAAAGCGAAGCTGATGTAATTAAATCGCCAATACTAAAGATACGAACAGCGCCAATAATATTTTCAGGTAGAGTGATGTACTTATTTGACGCATCCTGCGCTGTAACTTGGTGCTTGTAGTATATCTTTTCTGAACCATCAAAGTGATAATCCCAATAGTATGCAAGCGCTTCATCAACGCGATCCTCGATTTGATCGGGATCGACGTTGATTTCTAGGACGGGGGCTCCCAATCGTCTAAGACAGTTAAGTATAAATTCTGATCTCGAAGTAGGTACTGCCATTACTTGTAACCTCTGGCTAATAAAGCGTTTGTAACTCTTTTTTTATTATTTTGTATTCGTTCAAGATTTAAAATTATATTATCTTGTTTACCATCAGTGTATTTTTTTAATGTAGGTAAGCTAATTTTAAAATAATCGCAAGCATCTTTTATTAGATTAAAATACACACCATTAATTGTTATACTTCTTGACTTTGGATTTTTTACACCTACGTATAATCCAAGTCTTTTTTTTGTCTCACCAGATTTAGCAGCTACTTTTGTAGATACTTCTTTAACTTTCATTATATTATCTACATTGTATTTTTCTAATACCGCGGCTTTAAATCTATCTGTACCGAATCTAGTACTTGTACCCCAGTTACTATGTTTATTTTTTTTAAGAAAGGGGTGAGTACCGTCTTTTATCTTTTTATTATTAACAAAACTACCGTAAAAAACATTATCACAACTACTTTCAGGTACTTGATTTGCCCATGTTTTTGATAACCAATATTCACCATGATAACTTGTAAATGTAGTAAGAAAATTTATAGCTTCTTGTTCGGTACTAAAATTATCATAAAAAATAATATCAATATTATTTCTAGTATAGCCACCATATTTTTTACAATGTTTTTTCCAGTAAGATCCAGAACCTAGGTATGTATTAATATTTTGGGTAGTTTGACCTAGATACTTCATTCCTGAAGTTTTATTTTCTAGAATATAATAAGTTCTAGAAATCCAAGTGTTTGTTGTATCTAGGTTATTAAGCATAACGTTCCTCTTTTAGTATATTTAGGAAGAGGTTATCCTAGAAGAGACTTCGCCTTAGCTAGAAGTTGCGAGCGATGCTCAAGACCGAGATCACCGCCATTTACCTTCTTTGTTACAGCGCGAATATCATCACTATCGGCTAACGCATTAAGACCGCGTGACTTCCAGAACCAAGCAGCAGACTCAACAGCACCATTTGGTGTCTTTAGATATTCAGCAGCCTCATCAACTGAGATTCCTTTAGCCTTAGCAAAAGCTGTATAATTTGAACGACCAGTTAACTGAATAACGCCGCGGCCTTTAAACTTAGATCCATCACCCTCTTCTGTATTACCTAGGTTCTTAGCACCCCAAGCCCCACCATAGATAATATTGGCAATAGCAGACTGATCAGCTTTCTGGCCTGTTGCATCATTACGACCTACTTTATTGGCTTGATCAGCTGTAATACGTGAACCAAACATTGCAGTTAGTGCAGTAGTTTTATAGTTAAGGTTTTCTTCGACTACTTTAAAATCACCTGACTCATGACCTGTCTGGGCCAAGAAGTGTGCCATACGTAGTGGTGTATTAATTTCGTAATCAGCTGCAAGCGTATCAGCTAATTCAGCAATTGCTTGCAGAATTTCAGGCTTTCCACCAGGTGCTAGTTGTTTGAGTTGCTCTAAAGTTACCATTTTTATTCTCCGTTAGATGGTGCAGATTCTAGCTGCGGTAGCACTTGCTTGCGAATTTCATCAGTGAGCTGCATACCAACTCTTGTTGGTAATTCACCGATACCAGCAAGGATAGCATTAACCTGATCAAGTGTTAGATTTAGTGTTAGAGTCTTTTCCATTTTCTTCTCCATTATGAATTGTTAGCCCAGGGTAGCTGTGTTTCAATAGGTGGGTTTCTTGTTTCTGTCATACTGTTACTCTGTTTGGTCCTGATTATTTATTTGATCTTCTAAACTAGGCAGACCAAAAAATTCTCTAGCTTGTTCCTCTGAGTCGAACCAGTACCACCCGTCAACTGGATATGATCTATCTCGAGATTCCCTACGTAATTCATAATCCTTGTTTAGAAC